AGAGTTGAACCAAGGGTTACAGCATCGTCAACGTTTAATGTTCCCTTGATATCTGTGTTACCAGATGCAGCAAGGATAGATGCTTTAACTCCAGCAGCACCACCAACAGAGAAGTTACCACCAACGAATGCTTTTTTCTTAACTGATAAACCACCGTCTGTAGATACAGATGCAGAAGCATCAGTGTATCCAGTAGAATCAGTTACGTTATCTGCCTGTACAAGACCAGCAAAAGTTGCATTACCTGCTGTGACATCTATACCAGCATTGAAATCTGCATTACCATCTACGTTAAGAGTAGAATCAAAGTCAACAGCATTTACGACATTTAACTGACCTGCAATATCTGTAGTACCAGTTGCAGATGAAACGTTAAACTTGTTGGTGTTGATGTTAAATCCACCACCAAGGTTTAGAGTTGATTGTAGTTCAGCAACACCACTAGCAGTAATAGTAGAGAATCCAGATGCTTGTGATACATCTAAAGTACCTGCAATTCCAACGTTACCTGTAGGTCCGTCAACAGTAAAGTTATTTGCACCAACATTCAAGTCATCTCCAATGAATGCTTTCTTAGTAACTGCTAAACCACCTGCTGTATATACTGATGCAGAAGTATCAGATGCACTTCCAGAATCAGTAACTTTATTAATCTTGACTTGCTCTGTGAAGTTAGTTACACCTTCTACATCAAGAGTTCCATCTAGTTGTGAGTTAGTATAAACTCTAAGATCACCAGAAATAGCAGCGTTCTTACCGATAGAAGCACCACCAGTTAATCTGAAAGCACCATCGCTATTGTATGTGTTACCAACTGATGACTGTGTGCTATCTGTAGCAGTAATAATTCCAGTAACACCAAGGGTTGATGTAACGTTTGTCGCTTCATCTACGTCTAGTGTTCCATCAATTACTGTGTTACCAGATGCAGCAGCAACGGTAAACTTAGTAGAGTTAATATCAAAGTCATTTGAAATAGAAGCAGTACCACCTACTGTGAGGTTCGAACCTGCTCCACTGATGTTAACGGTTGAAGAAAGTGTTGCAATGCCTGACACACCGAACGTCCCAGCCACAGTTGTGTTGCCAGTAATACTATCAACGTTGAACTTATTAGAATTGATTGCAAAATCATTTGTTACATCCAGAGTACCTGTAATTTCGGCATTTCCACCGATTGATACATCGTCAACAACCGTGAGGTCATCTCCGACGTGTAGATCTAGACCTATACCAGCACCACCACCAACTATAAGAGCACCACTTGAAGAATTGGTTGCGTTAGTTGTATCAAACAATTTGATAGAACCAGCATCAATACCAGATCTTGTACCAGAGAATACTTCAGAACTATTAGTAGCATTATTATAAAGGGCAAAACGTCCAGCAGAATCGTCCCATCCAAAGAATCCAAGACGAGCCTGTGAATCATAATAACGGAACTCAATACCACGATCCTTATCGTCATCCGTGTTAGGAGCAGTATCTCCACCCAGTGTGATAATAGGATCATCAATAGTAACGACTGTACTATTAGTTGTTGTAGTAGTTCCTTGAACTGTTAAGTTACCAGTAATTTCAGCATTACCACCAACTAACAGATCCTGTCCCGATGCTAAAGTAACATTAGAATTAAACGTACTCGTTGCTTCGACAGTTAGAGCGTCAGCAGTTTCATTACCAAGAGTAATTTGTGAACCAGTTAACGACACGTCACGGTTTAATGTAACGTCACCGTGTACTGTTAAAGTTCCTAGAGAGTTAGAACCAATACCAGATCTACCAATAACTGTATTACCATCTTCATCAACAGAGAATTCAATGTTATCTGAGTTCGCTTTCTTACCTACAAATAGATTTTCACCAATATGAAGATCAGTTGCAATACCTCCACCACCAAATACTCTCAAGTTTGAAGAATTATCTTGTGCAAAAGTTGGAGTATATTGTGCAGTAACACCAGTACGAAGTTTATATCTTACTCTTAAATAGTTTTGTGTGTTGAATGTTTCAGTAGTACCTAAGTCTCTTTCATTGATAATACCGTTGACATAGATGTCAGAGTTAAACAGAACATCACCTGCAATGTAACCACCTCCATCTACTCGTAAAGCACCGTAGTCAGCTGATCCTATAATAAAGTTATTACCTGCATCAGTAGTAACTGTGGGTACATCAGCAGATTCAAAGTGAACAAGACTTGCTACGTTTAATGTTCCTTCTGAATCTACATTACCAGAGGTGCTATTTACAACGAATCTATCAGCAGAACCGTTAGTAATTTTAAAGGTCTTACCAGTTGTATCAAGTATGATGTCATTATGGAATGTGGAAATACCATCGACATCTAATATGTTATTAAGAGTTGTAGCAAGGTCAACGTCGAGTGTACTGTTGAAGGTGACACCACTGTCTACGTCAAGAGTACCATCTGTGTGTACGTTACCATTGTCTGTGTCTACATCAAATACGCTAGTACCACCAGCAGTTTGAATATCAAATTTCTTATTGTCTGCCTTTATGATTACATTGTCAGTTATAGTTGTTTCTAACTGAACATCTAATGTACCTTCAATAACTGTATTTCCGTTATCTGTATCAACTGTAAACTTATCTACACCAGCAGCAGTCTGTATATTGAATGACTTATTATCTGCCTTGATAATTACATTGTTATTAACTTCGGATTGACCTGCAATAGTAACAGTACCACCGATATGTGCGTTCTCAGAAAGTCCAAGTCCACCAGTTACAACTAATGTACCTGTTGTATCTGATGTAGAACCTGTGTTTGTTGTTAGTCTGAGGTTGCCAGCGATGAGAGCAGCGTCTGTACCAGTAAATACTTCATTGGTGTTAGTGGCATTGTAGAGGAACCTAAAGCCACCAGTGCCATTCCAGATATTAGAGTCTGTGTAATTTTCGTCCCAACCATAAAATCCTGTCCTTGCTTGTGTATCGTAATATGAAAACTCTACACCACGATCCTTGTTATCGTCTGCAACAGGAGTAGTGTCACCACCAAGAACGATGATTGGATCATCGACAGTTATTGTAGTGGAATTAACAGTAGTGGTTGTACCATCTACTTGCAAGTCACCACGAATCTGAACTTTACCAGTTGCAGCATCGTCGTCACCTGGATCCAAGATCATAGTACCAGCAGTGCTGCTGAGAGTATCGTCTTGGAATTGGAATCCTTCTACATTAACACGATTTGATACGTTAGTAGAAGAGATTGTAATATCTTCGTCTGCTGTAATGTTAATACTAGCAGTACCTGCACCTGCGTTCTCTGAAATAATATCCAGAGTTCTATCTGTGGCAGAAGAAACATTGTGATGAATCTTAAGTGAACCAGCAGTCCTTTCAATAGTTTGTAGAGGAGTGTTACCTGGTCTATCTAATTTAATAGACGCACCACTAATATTAGTGTCAACATTAATATCAACACCGCCAGCATTACTATTGTCGGTATTGTTAGCAGAAAAAAGGTTATTTCCAGAAGTGTCATTGATTTTAATATAGTTGAGGTAATCGAATCCTGTGTGACCAGTGGAAGTTGTTAGTTCGTTATCTAACTCAAATTGCTGTACAGTATTTCCGTCAGTATAAATGATACGGTTGTTCTGTAGTTGAGTGTTATCAACACCTCCTGATGAGATAGTTACGTGACCATTTGAATCTACATCAAAGTCTTCTTGAGCAAATGATGCAAGTCCTTTCTGTTCAATTGTAGCATTATTTGTAAATCTCCATCCACCCACATCTCCTGTAGTATGCCCAGGTGCACCTAGACCAGCAGTTAGATCCTGAATTGCCTGATATATCCTTCCACCCTGTTCAACTATGTCATAGCGGTTATAAGCGACACCTGCATCATATGCACCATACTTAGATCCTTCTACTGCTGTAGCAATAGGAACATTCTTTGCTAATGTAACACGACCATATCTATCAACACTAAATCTTGTAGCATTAACTGTCTCGGTACCAAAAGGTTCTGAACTAGATCCAGTAGAATCAACAGATGTTAATGATTCAACGTTATAGTTACCAACAACAACTGCTGTGTCAGCAAGGTCAATAAATGGGTTTTGTGAACTACCATCAGGTACTGTAAATACAAGACGACCTGCACCACCAGTTAACTGTCTAGTAGAAACGTTACCAACAGAAGAACGTACAAGAAGTCCAAGTGTGGTTAAACTAGCAAGTGAAGTAAGTTCGTCATCTAATGGTTGAGCATCAGTAATACCATAGTTTGCAAGTGTAGAAGCAAGTTCAGCACCGATAACTCTACCCTGTGAGTTAACTCTAACACGAGTGTATAGATCACTAGCGTCAGGATCAGCAGGGTTATAATGAGGAAGTGTTGTAATTAATGATAGGTCAGTTGTTAATGTAAGGTTCTGAGATCCATCAAAAGAACCTGATCCAGTAACTTGACCAGCTAATTGGATTTGACGTGCGTTGGCAAGACGTGTGGATGTAGAAGCATTACCAATTAGAGTAGCAGTTACAGCACCTGCTTGGAAGTTACCATCAGCGTCTCTCTTTACAAGTGTATTAGCAGCGTTCGATTCTGTTTCTAAAGGTCTTTCATATTTTAAACTATTCCACGGAGTTACTCCATCACCGATCTTAATACGTGATGTATCAATCTCAATACCCAATTCACCCTGTGCGAGAATGGGGTTGATGTTAGCCCACTGCTGAGCTCCATCACGTCGTAATTGTAATCTATTTGCCATTGGTTAGATCTCTAATGGTTTCCGTGCACGAAAACGAAATGCCTACTGGAGATATTTATAACCGTAAAAAAGAGACCTTGCGGTCTCTTTGCTTATTCTGCGGTTGAAACCTCGTCTACTTCTTCTCCAGGTTGTAAAATATATTCTAGCGTTTCGATTGCTCCTTGCAGTTTTAGTGCTTGAGTTTCGTTTTGTTTGATTTGACCAGCGAGTTTTTGGTTCTCTCCAATCAGGTTTTGGTAACGAGTTTTAAAATCAGAAAGTAGTTTTTCCTGATCAACAGTTTCAGTTTGGTCAGCAGTCATTTGTTCAGCTCCAATGATTTAATAAGTAATGATTTAATGTCAGATAGTTCTGATTTTAGCACATCTAGCTCAGTTTGCATAGATTCTATTCGGTCATCCTTAGCACGTCTTGCTTTAGCAGCAGTGCCAGGAGGGGTTGCATTTGTATTTAGTATAGCACCAGAATTAGTATCTCGGACTAGATTGGGTTTTCCCTCCACATAGAGGTACTTTTGTTTCTTAGAGGTCACTTAACGATAAGCAGCGAAGGTTCTTAATGAGAGGAACATATGCTTGGTTTCTCGAAGTCATAATAATTTTCACTTGAGCTGAAATGAACTCAGGTCCGTTGTATGTGTATTCAAGGTCTCTGAGCAAGTATGCTTCAGATTTTTGAATAGTTTTGTCTTCTTTACCATTCCCATTAAAGTATGTATATCCGATTTCATCGAATGCAATAGAAGAACCAACAGGTTGAATTCTGTACATAACATAGATCTCTGTATCAGGATGTCTCCATCCTTCAAACTGTACCTTCAAGGTGTTCGCAGGTTGCAATAAATTCATTACCTTAGTAATGTATACTGCATCATTCTTATCACCAGTTCTATTCTCAGCATTTGAATTTGCTTGTGTTACTTCGTTGATTCTATTAGATGTAGTAATCAAAGAACAACGATCAGTGTCAATGACAGGAGTCAAGTTAGCGTTATTAGAATTTAATAACATTTGGAAAGTCAGTGATTTAGAACCACTTAACTTAGCATCTTCATTTACTTTAGAACATATAAGTTTAGGGAATGTGAGGTAATTATCCTCATTTGCAATACAGTCGAGATAAACACCATCATTAATGAAGGATGCTTCGTCTGTATTATTTCCATCTTTAATAGATGTAGCAGAAACAACGTTCAATCTAGGAATGATATCTGTTTCTGGGTATACAGTTTGTTGCAACTGTGGATAGAACTGTTCGAATTGAACGTTCTGAGTTGCTGTGATATTATGACCACCATTTTGGATACCGTTTGTAGACACAGATGTAACTGCGACTTTGTAAGAATCCAAAGTAGGTGTACCAATAGCAGTGTGTAACTTATTAACTTCTGTTAAAGGAATACCATCTATGTTATAACATTCAATAAGACTTAGTGAACTGTGTATTAATGCAGCAGTTCCTGCCTTACCACGAGATCCAGAAGGAAGTGTAATGATCTTACCATCAGAAGATATACCACTGTATTCAATAATTTCATAATGCTTCTGTCCAATTTCAGGGTCACGAATGATAATGTAACCAGGATTACTTGTACCTACAGTAGATCCATTAATAGTAGTATGGAATGCTGAAGCATCGTTAACGTGTAATGAGAATGTACCAGACACACCATCAGCAGCAGTGATACCATTTGTATGATATGCAGAGTCAATGATTGTAGGAGCAACTTCTGAAATTACACCATCTATTTTTACATTATTACCTGCGTCGTGCATACAGTGGTTAGCGTGTAAGATCTCAACCTCAGTTGCTTGGTTGAAGTATGAGATAGGAGCAGCAGGGTAATCGTTAATATCATCTCCAGTTGCTGTTACACCACTAGATCCGATAGTACCAGATCCAGTTGTAGATCCACCAGTCTCTTGTTGAATTGCGTCTGCGTCTGCAAACGTACCAGTAACAGACTTAACTGAAAGAACACCAGTACCTGAATTCCAAGCGGTGACCATACCAGATGCACCAGTACCATTTGTTACAGCAGTACCAGTTGCAAACGTACCTGTCACACCAGTTAATGTAATATCAGCAAGTGATCTTGAAGATACAAGTCTATAGATGTAATTAGAACCAGACTGAACACCTTCTCTAAATGTTCCGTTTACATCATCAACGATGATATAAGCATTAGATGAACCTGAAATACCTTGTACAACAGATCTAATAATCGCTGAAGGTATAGGAGATGTATCCGTCTGTGTAATCTCAGCACCGATAGTAAAGTTTGCTTGGTGATCTGAAAGGATAATCTTGATCTCTGGTTTTAGAGTCTTGATTGGATTAGAACGTAACTGAGCAATACCACTGTTACCTATAGCAAGTTCAGAGTTATTGAATATAGCAGTACCAGAACCAGAGGTACTAAAACTAGCTTTGTATATGTTGAATTTTAAATCTTCATACTGGTCAGCAGTCCAAGTAGATGCGTTCTGTGATTTGAATAGAACACCAGCATATGGCTGTTCAGAGATCGTTCTGTCATTAGTAACGTCATCCTCACCCATTCTGGAGATCCAGAGTTTGTATTCGTTTGAGTCAGAAAGAACAACTAAACAGTATTCTCTATTCTCTGTAACGTATACAGGTGATGGGAATGTAAATCTTGTAGAAACTGTACCATTCTCAGATAGATTGATCTGTGAAGGTAGAAGAGTAACGTCAGAGAAAGCAAGAACCTTAGTAGTTGGATAACCATTTGCCATCTCTCTGATCTGTACTGATACAGGAATTCTTGCATCCTTTGTATTGAAATACAATTCAGCACTAGAAATAAATGCACCACCCTTAGACTCAACCAAGAAGGACTGAGCAAGAGGGTCATACCAACCTGTGTCTCTGGTTGATGTAGAGTTATCGTTAACAACACGATCACTAACAACTGTATCTCTTACAATGTCAGCATTTCTAACAGCAAGAATTGTTTGTTGCTTAGTCTCGATGACACCAGATGCAACGTAGTTAGCAGATGCAGCAGAGTCAACAGTACCAGGAACTCTAGAGTCTTTTTCTGAAGTTGTTAATCTAATAACACGTGTACCTGTAGCAAATCTTGGGTTAGTTTGTACACCAGGATTAGGTATCCACATAATACCTTCCATATCACCGTTAGTGTTTGCAACTAAACGTTTTGTTTTAACAACAGCACGAGCACCTGAAGATTGACCAACTAGAATTTCAGTTTCTAATGGGTTACCAAAGTAAGTACCTGCAACTGTTTCAGACATCGTTTTAGTATCGATGTTAAGAAGAGGTGTGGTAGATGCATAAGATGTTGGTAGTTCAGAACTATCATAGGGACTTAAACCATCATCAAATCCTGTGTCTGGACTTACGATCCTTAATCTACAACCAGATGTTTGACCAACAACAGTTTCACCATTAACAAATGGAGTGTTATTAGTACGAGTATCATCAGTTGGGTTCTTAATAACCTCAATTAATCTTGGTGAGGTGTAATAATTTACGTTGACATTATCAATGAAAGCATAGAATCTTGTATTTGGTTTTAGACGTTGAATCTTAAACGCAATGTTTCTTGATCTAATAAATGGAACTACTGTCCTTTCAATTACCTTATCACCTAGAGATTGTCTATCAATTCTTGGTGTGATAGTAGTTCTAATACCAGAACGTGTTTGTGATCTGGTTGTACTTGTAGTATTAGTTGTAATCCTTCTAATGAATGGCCAAGAACCCCTTCTCATAGTCTGAGTATCAGATCTATTAGAACTTGAAGACCAGTTAGTTCTCCAAGAGTTCCATTGTGTTGGAACAAATCCTGTGTTTGTATCTCCTCCAAAACGTTGAACCTGTGCAGTAAAATCACCTTCTAAGTTCACAACTTCATCAGGAGCACGACGTGTATCTACCCAGTCATCAGATGATGGGAATAGATCTAATCTACCAATGTAAGCAAACACGTTGAATGGGTTTACATTCTCAACTCGTGATGCATAAGGTTGAACAATAAATGTAATCTCTTCATATGGAAGTGTTAAAGTTCCTGTTGTGTGATAAGTAACTCCTGAAGATCCTGAAGCATTATATTGGAGTGGTACATTAGTTGTGTAATGTGATGCACGTAACTGACCACCAGCAAAGTCAACAGCACAAGCAAAGTCTTCGTGTAGTGTTGCTGCTGAATCAAAAGATGTAAAGTCATCTACAAGGAAACCATTCTTAAACTTATCGAAACCATCAGAGTCTTTAACAGACATAGATGATGTTTCTAGTTCAAGTAAACTTAGTGCAGTATAATATTCTAAATTATCAACACGTCTTTCAATCAGACCGATATCACGCATAGTAAATCGTCTGTTGTTTTCTCTAACAATTTTTACATTCCTAGGATCATATCCATAAGGTTCGTGATATAAAGTAGCAAGTAACATCGCATTATCAATATTACCAGGTACATCATCTCCTTCACCAGGAATACCTTTAACAAGTTTGAATTTCTGTTGATCAGTTAAGAATAACTTATCAATTCTACTTACATAATAATCATAGTCACAACGGAAGTCTGATTCTGGTTTTGGAATATCAATAATCGTAGCGTTATTTGAAACACCACCAGAAGAGAATCCTCTATCTTTAAAGTCTAATGATGCACAGTTAACATAGTATGGTGATCCAACCGTTCCTGATCCAGAAAGAACTGGAGTTACGGCAGGTCTGAAGTCAAGAACATCTCTGAGTTCTCTACTCTCACCATTGAATGAAACACTTGGAATGCTAGAATAATCAATACCAACGTAAGATTGAGCAGCAAAGTAGTCACCTGTTGCTTCGTGAGTGAATCGGTTAAATACGATCATCAACTTACGAAGAGGTGCACCAGAAGATGCATACCTTAGTAGTTTACTTACATCATAAAAATGCCCTTTTTGGTTAGGATCAAGATAGAAGTTAGCAGTAATATTTCTTGAACCATTATTAATACTATTATCCGCGTCATTGACTAGACCTGAAATTACATTATTGTTTGCATCAAAACCACTAACACTTTCTCCAAGAGAGAATCTATTTTCATTTTCATATACAAAGTGGCATACATACGACACTGAGTTGAAGTTTACAACACGTGCTTTTGCTTTAGATGTCGCACCCTCGATGATAGTACCTTTCTTAAAGATGGTTGCATCTTGGAAAGTCATATGAGGAATGACAGCAGCGTTGTCATCGTTAGATTCGAATACTGCGTGAATATGATATACGTCAGTAGAACCTAGAGATACCTCTTCGTCTTCAATACGTGTACCATATAAAGAACCATAAGTTAAACCATATCTAATATTATCAGAAGAGTTAGCAGTACGCTCAACCTTCATCACTTCCATTTCAGTAGCATTCTTCAACTTCTTCTCAGCTTGGTTCTTAGAAACTGAGGTAATCATACGACAAGAACTTACACCTGTTAGACCTGTGACAGTTAATGATGTCCTAGGAGTACCAGTTGTGTTAAATGAATGAGAAGCTGCAATATCAATTAGAGTACCTGCTGTAGGTGCTAGTTCAACTAACTGGTAATGATCTTTATCATATGCAAGGAACTGTTCGTCTGCTGGTAATGAGATTGTAAAGTCATTAGCACCAGTAACAGTAATATCATCAAATGATCTTGCAACAATAGCAGATTCATCAGCGATTGATTTGATAGATGGTTTAGGCATCTCAATCATCAAATCAGCAGTTTCACTATCATAAATCTGTGGTCTACGTCTTACAATAAATCCATAGTCACCATTAGGAATAGGAACTGCGTTACTACTATATGCAGCAGATGTAGCACTGGTAATCTGATTATCAATGTTAGTTGAAACTGTAGAAATTAAATCTATCTGTAGTTCAGCAACACCATTAACAGTTAGGATGTCACCAGGTCTCAAGTCTAAAGTAAAGTTAGACTGTGTACCTGTAAGAGTACCAGAAGGATTACCATTAATATTGAAGTTAGAACCTGCAACGATTGTTTCCTGATCTAATAGGAAGTCCATTGCAAATCTAATAGCATTAGTATCTGGATCTTTACCAATGATTCCTTTAGCATCAGTAATCTCATACTGATAGAAATCACTTAGAGTACCAATTTCTACACCATCTCTTTCAATAACCTCACCATCTCTAAACTGTCCATAGACTTGATATACTTTAATTAAATCAACACCAGTATAATCTGCTTCTACAAATGCTTTTGCTTTAGAACTACGTCCTCTAATGACGTGTCCTTGGTTTACAGTAACATTACCACTCATCTTCATTACAGTAAGTGGTTGTAAATCGAAGATGTATGCTTTGAAAATAGTATTTGAAGCAACAGCACTTGTACCAGTATGATACTCAAATGCTGCAACACGACCATATCCAATACAAGTACCAGATGCAGTTAGGTTACCACCTGGTGCAATATCTCTAAACTCAATAACCTGATAGTTTTCTGTAATATTATTACCATTAATAATAGGAGAACCTTTAACATTTGCACCTAGCATAAAGTTGCCAAGTTCAAATGGGATAATAGAGTTCTGTAATGCAACAGTACTCCTTGATTTCTCTAAGTCAACGAATGTAGGAACTAGAGTTTCAGATTCATATCCTCTAACATACGCTTTACCAGGTCCGATCTCAACAGCAAAGTATGCATCAGATGATGCAACACCATCAGGAGATGTTTCACCAGGTAAATATACACCACCATTGATACCATCGTTCTGATGTTCCCTTACACGGATATCAAAATCTCTAACAGTATAGTCACCAGACTCATCAAATGTACGACGAGCCATCTCTCTTGCTAATTCATTATATGCTGAACGTTCTACAAAACTCTCAATTTGAGAATTATTAATTCTTAAAAGTTCGATGAAGTTTTTATCTGTATCATCATCGATAACCTTCTTAACTAGACTGGTTCTGATTCTAAATCTGTGACCACCAGGAGCAGAGTAGTTAGAAGTACCTGTAGCATTATCGTTTAGTGCAGGATCATCTTCAGGAGTAACAATGGATTCAAAGATCTCAAGACCAACCCTATAAGATGGACTGTTTGTATATTGATCAAGAATGATAGTTTGCTCTACGATGTCAACAAAGTATCCTCTAATAAAATATACACCATTAGAAATGGTAGCAGTAGAACCCACAGCAGTAGAACCAGTAGGTAACAACTGTGAAAATGGAGTTCCGATCTCAATCAAAGAACTACCATAAGTGATTTCAGACTCACAAATTAACTGTTCGTTATCAACAAAGGTTGCTTCAGTAGATTCCTCACCACCAGATGTTAGATACTTAACGTATAATGTAATGTATCCTCTTTCAGAAGTTGCTGAAGGAATACTAAAAATAATTTTTGCTTTTACACCAGTAGTCAAACCACTGATAATCTTTCCGTCTAACTGTGTTCTATATTGCTCAACGTCTGCACCTAAGAATGATCCTTGAAGTATAACTGCTTTTGCATCTAAGTCATAACCAATCTGACCAGGAATGACCATACTGCCATCCTTGAACATATGAGAACCAAACGACTCAATCTGATTCTGCATCAGACTTTGCATCGTTGTTAATTCTCTCGCTTGGATAGGATATCCAGGACGGAATAACACACGATAAAAGTTATTAGCCGCGTCGAAATCGTCAAAATATGGCGATATGTTCAGATTGGTATTCTGTGGCATTGTTTTAGAACTCTACTACGATCTTAATGTCTTCAATTTGGTCGCCAGCACGGGAGATTGCTCTCCTATTGTCTATGTAGATGACTTTTCCAGAGTCCTTTTTCACTTCAGGTTTGGCGTAACCAGATGTGAATGACATACCGAGATCATATTCAGTGTTATTAATAACACGTGTTGCTTCACCAGGAATGATTGGGAAGTTAATATCAGGGTCGGCTGAAGTACCAGAACCTGAACCAACGATAGTATTACCTCCATCAAATACAGTTTTATTACCAGAAATTTCTGGGAAGATACCGTCAACTCTATTCTGATAGTATTTCAGAACTTTAGTTGTGCTATTCCAAGAAACAACTCTACCCCTAGCAGTGACCTGTTGACCACCAATAGTACGAGTTTGAGTAATAATTTCATCAGTGTTAAAGGATCCTGTAAAATCTGGAGAAAATATCACAGCGTTTGTGGAAGATAATGTAATAGCATCACCTAATTCTTCAGTACCATATTTCAATGGGTTTAGAACTAGACCGATACGTCTGTAATCGTTATCAGTTGGGAAGTCACCTGATCCTTCATCGTAGGTAAACTTCGTGTTAATCATAACTCGGAAACCTCCAAGTTCGATTGCAGGGTTAGATCCGTGACCACCTTTAGGAGGGATGATAACGTCAATAGCACCACCACTACCAGTACCTGCACCAATACCATTGATTTCATCAATGATAACTTTACCGAAGGAATAATTAGATCCTCCAGACGTTACAGTAGCACTAACGATACGACCACCGTCAACCACAACAGATATGCGTCCACCAGTACCGTCTCCTTTAATAGGAATGTTTTCATATGTACCATTGTTGTACCCCGAACCAGATGATTGGATAACCACTGTATCAATCTCACCACCAACAGCGTCGGATTGAACAGCAGTGTCTTGTAACACAGGCATATAATCGCCTGAGAAGAATTTCAAAACTTGTCCAACTGGGATCGTAAACATATACTTCCAACGATAACCATCAGCAGTTGTGATGATAGATGTAGAAGTACCTGTAGGTTCAACCGTTGATGGTTTACCATTAGGATCACTTGGACTTGTTCCGTTGTAGATACACTTATATGCTTGATAAGATGAGTTTACAACGTAGAAATCTGCGTCATATAATTTAGTAGCACCAGAAGATGCTGTCTTACTGGATGAATAATCGTGACGATACATATCGTACACATAACCCAAACCACCAGTTGTTTGTTCTGGGGGAATCCAGTCAATACGACGTATAACCTGAACAGCGTCATTCGCTAGAACACGCTTCATCGAGATCATATCATCGTAACTATCTGAGAACTCTTGGAAAGAGTCAACAGGAGTCGGTGGGTTATTTTCATTATCCCACTCTTGAGGTCGTCCAATAAAAACATACAAGCGATCTCTGTTCGCACCAGCAGCTATATCGCTCTGGTTCTTATCAGGACCTTCAAGCGATTTGATGAACTTCTCTGCGGTAAAAATTCTAAATTGATCGGTTAGTAATGCCATTGGATACTATTGCCTTCCTTTTATTTATACTGGGTTTAATCAGGCTCGTTTCGAATACTCGATGGATACAAGATTTGTTTGATCGTACCCACTGCACCAGTCGAAGAACCAGTGATTAATTCGTTGCCATTCCAGAGTGAATTTCCATTATTTTCAACAACGGATTTAACTCTTAGTATTTTTGTTGTTGCATCCCAAGTCATAACTGTAGCAGTGATTCCAGTAATAGAACCAGTGACAGTCTCATCAACACTAAAGTTTTGAGAACCACTAGCATCGAGACTACGGAACTCAAAATCAACATAAGCATAATGATAATCACCATCACCAAGTTCTCCAGCAATGGAAACAGTAGGTGATAAAGATGGTTTAGAACCGTCAGTCATTTGGTCACCAACTGCAAACAGAGTTGTGTTAGTACCACCGAGGGTTTCTTCAATACCATATAAAGATGATGCAATACCACCATCAAGACTGATTTCACCTTCGAAATCGGTATTAGTATTTACCAGGTCAGGGATACCATCACCTAAACCTTGTAATTCAGCGATATCTTGGAATGCTTTATCTGGGATATCCTGAATAGGAACTGTTAAAGTAATAATCTTTTCACCAGGTGCATCAATCAAGATATGAGGTTCAACACCTGTAGCAGATGCAGCAGATACACCACCAGAAAAGTCAATCACCTGTGATACCATCTTAGAAGAACCACCATCAATGAATGCTAGTTCGTCTACCTCAAATACCAAATATAAAGCACGTGTTTCTGGAATCCAATCATATACTCTAGCAATCTTATTACCAGAACTCTCATTAGTTCTTACAACTCTATCACCAACATTAAAGTCATAGTTAGATACACCATCAATATCTGAGAGAGTATCTAATACAACTTTTTGATCGTATCTAAAGTTTAGAGCACGGTCACATCCAGTAAATGATGTAAGAGTCTTTCCTGTATAACGAATAACCTCCCTACCAAGTAGGATCTTACCTGATCCTGGATAAGGAGCTGTCGTTTGAACAAAGACTGTTTCATCATTTTCATCAACGTCTTTAAGAAGACCACTTATATCATATATTGTTGAGTTAAATGATTGTCTGGTTCTTGACTGTTTTGTTAGATCAGTATTTCTAGTAAAGATAACTGATGGGTTACTAGAATAACCACCACCAGGATTACTAATATCAATGCTAGTAATAGCACCAAGATTTACTGTTGCTTCTGCTTTACCACCAGATCCACCACCACCATTCAATAAAATAACAGGAGGAGTTTCATAAAACTCACCTTGATTTGATATGGTTATATTCTTAACGATACCAAATTCACTGACTTCGGTAACACCTGTAGCACCTTGACCCCCGCCACCAGAGACTATGAGGTTAACATCCCCTATCTCATAATTAGCACCAGCAGTCTCCAAAGACAAACCAGTAACTAATCCCACAACAGGACGTAATTCTGCTCCAGATCCACCACCACCTTTTATAGTAGCAGTTGTAGCATCTGAAAAGTATTCGTCACCGTTAGATAATACTTGTATATATTGAATTGATCCAGCAGGAGCAAGAAGATTTCCTAACTGATCATATTGATCTGTTTCCCATAAGACAGCAGATGCAACTGCACCATTACCATTTCCAGATGTTTCAACATCTATTCTAAAAGGATCATATCCTTCACCAGGATCCAATACCTTAACAGATGCAATTTGACCGTTTTCAATAACTGGTTCAAGTATTGCATCTCGGATTGGAGTACCGCAGTTAGATATCTTTAAGTGGGGAGGATCAGAGCTGTTATAGCCACTACCACCATCCACCACATAAACATCTCGAACACCAAATATAGAGTTAAAGAGTGGTTCAATTTTTGCTCCTGTGCCTGGGACGGTTCTTGTCATTTATCATTTTACAGTAATAGTACATACCATTGAAGTATGTGCAGTACATTGTAAATACAAGGTATTTGGTGCATCCATAGGAACTACAAATTCTTGCATACCAGATTGATCACCAGTAATACCTGTAGTATATGGAGTACCCGAAGTACCAGTTGTTGTTTGTAATCTCAAAGGATGTACACCACCTGCTTGGTTATGAAGATCATAAGTAAATCCTCTATGGAATACCAAAGAGGTAGGATTGGATGCGTTGCTTGGTAAGCCAGGTCCGTTTACTAAGTATGCAGACTGACCTGATGCAGTAAACCTGTATAAAAACGCAGGTGAAGGTTTGTATACAGTCGCATTTTGGTGACCCTTAATGATAGATGCACCAGCTGGAGCATTACCAATCTGAGTCTGGAATCCACCACCAACTTCAGCGAAGGTAGTACCATCGTTAGCAACGTCTAAAGTACCGTTACTACCAATCTTCATACGCTTGGTTCCAATCTTGATCTCACCATCTGCTGGTAGTTCAAGGTTTCCATCAGCGTCAACCTTAAGTTTCCTCGCAGAAGAACCAAACCTGATTTCCCCATCGGGTACCGTCAGGTTACCAGATGAGTCCATCGCCAATTTATGTGTTGCTCCAAATTGTATCTCAGTATCTTGATCAAGAACTAGGTTATCATTACCATCAAATTCTATAAGTTTCTTAGAACCAGAAGCACCAAAACGAATCTTAGATCCAGTAAGTTCTAAAACACCAGAGTCATCAAAGAATAGTTTATTACTACCACCAAAATCTAAATCTTGTCCACTAATATCAACTTTACCTGTTTCATCTTCAGATAACATACGGTTGATAGATGTAATCTTAACAGCACTTGCAGTAGATAGTTCTTGTGATTGGTTAGCACCAACAGCAGCAACTTGAATAGATCCTCTAGAAGCACCTGCTTCAGCAGTAAATGAAGTGAATTCTACTTCTGCCTTCGCACCATTACTATCTTCAATATGTAACTTAGTACCAGCTTTCATAGCATTGAAACGCAATCTAAACTTCTCCTCTTGTGTTGAATCTTCAGAAGACAATTTAGATTGAACGGTACGAGTAGCACCAGTGTCAATAGTTTGTACAGTATGTTCTTGACGTTTCTTACGTTGCATCTCTTGAGATGTAGGATCAGTAGAGAGTGCAGTTTCGCCTAACCATAATGAAGCGTTATACAAGTAAGCATCCCTAAAACGTAATGTAGGAGATCCTAAGTCGTATGTATTATCACTATTAGGCAATAAGTGAGTTTGTATAACAACGTTACCAGAACCATTATTGGTTAGGTTGTTGATTGCAGATCCACCACCACCTGCTCCTTGTAGATCGTCGCCTGGCTGCCAGCGAGCATTTGCAGTATTCCACTTAAGAACCTGTCCATTAGTAACCCCACTAACGTCCACGTCTGTCAGATTAGATGCTGCAAGTTGTCCTTCAGTAAATACTGAACCATTCCATTTTAGGACTTGGTTGGTCGAAGGTGATCCGATTGAAATTTGTAAGTTTGTATTATCTCCAAGAGCCGCATACATTTCGTTAATAACATTATTAACTTTTATAGCACCATCTCTCAGGGTATCACCTGTTCCATCATTGGCACTTACACCAATATTAAGATTCTGTTTAGCCATAGTAGTGGGGTTTTTCTACAGTTTTATTTATGTGAGGTCGAATTCAAAATTGGTTTGATCAAAACGTACGTCAGATCTCGCCAAGTCAGGATTATTATTATCCCTATCAAAAGGTATCGAAGTCATATCGAATTTACCAATACTACTGTCCCACTTCAAAACATTGGACGTATCGGTTTGACTGGTACCACCAGTCACAGTAAGGATTACAAGGTTTGATGCAAGGGGTGAGTTTTGTGCTTGTTGTGATTCACCTATAGGACCTGTCACGACACATCGGTATCTGTAACCAGTCATAAAGGCAGCTGCTGTCAATGTATATGATGATGCATTTGCACCAGATATATTAGACCAAGCAAATCCACCGTCAGTTGAAACTTGCCACTGGTACCCTTTAGTACCATCTTCAGGTTCAATTACAGCAATCAAACTAAAGGATTGTGATCCTCCAGCAGCAATAGTTGCATTAGTAGGTTGATTAGTAATTATAATATTAGGAGGTTGGGATGGAGTTCCTCCACCAGCATCTCCACCACCTGCTGCTGCCTGACCAATACCTTGGTTTGCTGGTATATTTAGTGTCTCTTTAGAAGAAAGTCCTAATATATACGGAAACTTAGGTGTCAAGTAGCGATTAGGCAATACTGTAATAGCACCACCAGTACCAGCCATACCATTATGGTTGTGGCAATAGTAGTATAAGTTTGGTGCATCTGATGGCACAACAAACTCTGTATATGCACCAGGTTGACCTGGTGTACCAACGTGAGTTACGCCA